TCCTCAAGACGGTCAACAAGTTCCACGTCAATGATGTTGTAATCTACAAACTTCTTCCAGTTGCCTGTATAAAAATCTTTAAAGGTATCAAACTCACTGTGGTCTAACTTCTTCTGCCCCAATTCAACACTAGCAATATAATCCAATCTATATGACTCTTGTGCTTTATAAGTAAACTTCTTATACAACTCCAGATAATCCAGAGTTGTCATTCCAGCAATATCAAATATATTAAAAGTTCTACCCATAATGGTAGCTTCTTCTTGCTTAACCAAACCCCAAGGTGACATTAACTTAAGTTTCTTCTCACCCATAATCCTGCTTATGCGTCCACATAAGTATGGAATATCATAAAGTCTTACATTCCATCCAGTAACAACATCTGGTGGATTTTTAGACCAATGATATAAAAATGAGTTGAGCATCTCAATCTCATCAGGAAAATGATAATAAGTTACATTATCCTTAGTAGGAGTATAAGGTCCTCTTCCCCACGTAGTTATCTTTTTAGTAGCATAATCTTGTAAAGAGATAGTCAACATCTCCTCAGAACAAGCTTGTGGATCAGGGAAACCATGCTCTGCTTTCACCTCAATATCCATTGTCACAAGATTGATGTGATTAATATCAAACTTTACTTCATCTTGAGGATACTTATCTGAAATATATTGAAAGACGTACCTATCATTACCAAATATCTTAAACCCTTCCACACCATCATACTTCTTATAAAACTCCCTACAATCACGCACAGAACCAGGTTGAATAGGTTCAACACTTTCTCCTTCAAGAGTTTTATATTTTGTATTCCTATTAGATTTCACAAACAGAGTAGGGGAATACTCTTCCTTAAATATTTTTCTCTGACCATCCACAACTTCACGCACCAGAAAGTTGTTTCCAACCATCTGAACATTGGTATAGAATCTCATTCTTCTATCACATCCTCATACTTTTTAACTAGTTTACTACTAGGTTCCACCAAAGTCAATATCTTATCAGAAGACATCATAAAAGTATTTTGAGTTGTTACGTCCAATAACCAAGGAGATAGAGTACCATCATCATTAATAGTAAATGGTTCAGTTAATTTACAATCAGGTCCCCCAAGTTCACCCTGCACTTCCTCCACTTGAGTTATTATCTTCTGATTGCTCGTTAGAATCAGAATTTGTAGGTTGTCTTTGTTCATACTGACTTACTGCTTTTTCGTACATTTCTTTTAATTTAGGCTGTGGCTCAACTATACTAATAACCCAGTCTGCCACAATAGGAATATTTTCATCCTTACTTAAAGGCATCCAAGGTAATAGTTTAATTGAAACAGGTTGCTTCTCATGCTGTTGATCTTCATCAACCTGTATCTCAGGAGTAGTAAGAATAGCTCTACAAGGATGATGAAGAATATATCCAACTACTTGATCCTTGGCATACATTTCCTTCATCTCAGAAATGACTTCTTCTCCAGATTTTAATAGTGCTAATTTTATCATTTTAGATCTTTTCCTTTATGTATTATATCACCTATGACCCAAGACTGCAACTTGTGACCATCTATTCTTAATTGAACATCTGTTGCTGCTTCCTCTGGAACTACCAAACAATATCCAATACCAAGATTAAATACCTTCTTCATTTCCTCTTCAGGAACCTCACCAGCAAGCATAATCTTACTAAAGACTTTTGGCATTTTCCAAGAATCATAATTAACTCTTGCTTCTAATCCATCAGGAATACATCTAGGAAGATTTCCTGGAATACCACCACCAGTAATATGAGCCATACCAAGAATTGGATAATCTTTTAAAAGACTTGTAACTACAGGAGCATAGATGGTTGTAGGAGTAATAAGTTCTGGTGTAGGACTTATATCTCTAATATCCTCACCAAATGATTCCTCATAACCTCCTTTATAGAAAATCTTATGTCTCCATAACATATCATTTACAAGAGTATATCCATTACTATGCAGACCACTACTTTCTATACCAATAATTACATCACCTTCTTTAATTAAAGAACCATCTATTATCTCACTCTCTTCTACAATACCTGTACAAAATCCTGCAAGATCATATTCTCTTTGTCTGAAATGCTCTGCTGTTTCTCCACCTATAAGTTCTACACCTGCTAGTTCACATCCTTTAAGAATACCAACCATAATATCAGCAACCTTATCATCTATTTTTCGAGTGGAAACATAATCTAAAAAATATAATGGTTTAGCACCACAAGTAATCACATCATTAACACACATAGCAACTAGATCTATACCAATAGTAGTATAGTCATTACCAATTCTACACATATTAATTTTAGTGCCTACACCATCGGCACCAGAAACCAAAACAGGTTCACTATACCCATCAGGTATTTTAAACATACCACCAAATCCACCAATACCTGGTGCTTTCTCTCTAAGTTTTTCAACAAAAGCATTCCCTGCTTCGATGTCAACTCCCGAAGTTTTATAATCCATAATAAAAATTAATTACTTAATATGCTTGAGCAGCAAGCCATGTTGCTAATGATAAAGATGTTCCCATCACTGTGAGTCTACTCATCCACCACATAATCTCATGCTTATGTTTTGTTATTGATGTCATTCTACACCTCCTTCATTGCATAGTCAATAAAATGAGGATGCTCCTTTAATGCAGGGACATCCTCTTTACTGTTTTGTATTGCTTCGTATGCATCTATTGCATACTCACATATCTCAAAATGATGTAATTCTGTGTCGTGATATCCGACTGTGTAATGCTTTTGTTGCGTTAGGGGCATGATCTTTCAATCCCATACTGCATATATTTATAGCATAAAGTAGTAAAAAATACCTATTTGTGTGTTGACTTACTGACTCTGTTAGAGAACCTGAATAACTGCTACCACATCAGGTATCTCATGCATTAACTTACTTTCTATTCCTTGTTTTAAAGTCATAGTACTCATAGCACATGTTTCACACGCACCACCTAGTTTTACTTTGACATACCCAGTTTCCTCTTCTATATCTACAAGTTGAAGATATCCTCCATCTGCCTCAATATAAGGTATGAGTTCTTCTAAAACTTTAATTACATTCTCTTCAGTTAATTCCATAATCTTGTTAATTGACGTACATCTGTTACACCATACAATGCTTTACATCTCTGTTCAGCATCCTCTCTTAGATTAGATGATGATATAAATTCCACCTTCGTTAATCTATTTGAGTTAAGTAAAATTTGTGCAGACCATTTAGTTTCTTTCATCAAAGAAAAATAGCACCTATAACAAGACCTTTAGCAAATGATATACAAGTTACTTGATAATCAGTCCACCCAAACTTATCTTGACACTTTTTAATTAGTGCCTTATCCCATTCAACTACTTTGTCGAATCCTGCTTTAATTTTTTTCATTATTCTTCTATTGTACTACTTATATCTAGGTCTTCTTGACATTCCTTAGCAAGATCTGCTGCCATGTTACCACCAATCTCTGCTCCTTGATCCATTCCTATCATTGTAGCAGCACCAGCAAGTACCCATCCTACTATAGGAACAGATGCAAGTCCAGTAGTAGTAACAGCAGCAGTTCCTAATGCACCACCTACCATTCTACCTGTTCCTTCTCCACCACCTTTCTTCTTAATACATGCAATCATCTCAGGACTCATACCGCCACCATCATCACTCTTTGATGGTGCAATATAATATTGTTCATGCTTAGATATTTTTGTCTTACCTAATCCTAAGAATCCACCAGGTCTATCAACACCCTCAGACTTGACTAGTACTCTAGGATCATGTGCTCTATAATTTATACTATATCCTTCCTTATTTGCTACAACACTGTAAGATGTATATTCACCTATAGGTAAATTCAACTTAGGAAAACTGGTTCGATTAGTAAGAGTACCAATCAAACCAATATGTGTTATTCCTAAAAGTGATCCTAGACTAATACCTATCCATTTTTTCATAACGAAATCTCCAGTTTATAATACAACAGGTGGTTCTTCTTTCTTAGGTTGATTTGCAGCAGCAGTTAAATTAAGAGGTGCCTGTTCAATTCTAATGATTTGAGCAGGTGCAGTTTGTGATGCCTTCTCAATTAACTTCTCCATATCTGCTTTAGATACTTGAGGTGCAGATGGTTTCCCTCCATTACCATTGTTCTTATTTTTAGCTGTTTGAACCCCGAATGTGGCCAAAACTCCTGTAAAAACCGAAGCTATAAATGTCGGATCTATATTCTTTTGTGGGAAATTCGGGATGGCCACGTAGTTTAACGTCAAAATTCCACCCGACCACACAAGAATACCAAGGCGAACAAATGTACTAATGATTGCCATCTGCTCGTCATGATCAGGAACAATAGCATCTGCCATCTTTCCTATTATACCTTTAGGTTTTTCTTCCTTCACCTCTTCCTTAACTTCTTCAGGAGTTTCTGGTGAATCTATTTTTTCTTCTTTTACTTCTTCAGGCATTTAATTAAGAGTTGCTAATCTATATAGCAACTTAAATTTTAAAACGCAGAACCAGGAACAGGAAGACCCAAACCACCACCATCTGGAATAGAAGCAGAATCAGAAGGAGCTGCAAGATCAGGTGTTCCTATAGGAAGGTCTCCTCCACCCAATCCGCCAAGACCTCCCATTGATCCCATAACAGATTCCATAACTTTAGATTTAACTCCATCAATGATGGATGCCCTATTGAGATATACGTATAACCCACTACCAACAACGGCACCAGATACAGCGAAAGACGCAAGAGCAAGTACATTTACAATTTTCTGCATTTTTTATTTTTCAAGTGATATATTTATAAAAGACTGTTTATATGCATTATAATAATCAACAACACCTGCACTGATAAGATACTTCTCACACCACTCATCAGCACATTCATAGATTGCTCTGTTGTTGCCCTCATGACCATACTTTTTAAGAAGTATTGCTAATACTTCTTTTCTCAGTTTCAGTTTTGCGTCATCCATTACAATAAGATTGCACCAATAATAAATCCTTTTGCAAATATAATACACTGAATTTGATAATCTGTCAAGTCGAATTTCTTTTGAAATTTTTCGATAAGTGCTTTATCCCATTCAACTACCTTGTCGAATGCTCCTTTAACTTTAGACATTAGATTCTCCGTTTAAATAATTTCTACGTTGTTCCCAAGTTTGACCACTAGTGGAACCTTTACAAGGATTTATACATCTTTCATCTCCATTATCATTACAAGATACCCAACC